ACCTGCTTCTAAGTTTAATGGTCCTGTTAACATGCTATCTGTATCTTTATTGATTTCTTTATAAGCTATTTTAACATCAGATGCACCTGATTTTTTTAGTATTAAATGTGCGTTTACATTGCTGGCCGTATCATGGACCGCTTGTACAGTTCTAACAATTGCAATAGCTGATGTTGATATAGACAACACTGTTGTTGCGTTAGTAGATGTTAAATCAAATGTAGCGCTTTTGTATTGTATTGTCATGACATGAAATAGTTAAATATATCTTGTTCTTGTTTTAAGTCTTGTTGAAAAGCAAAGTTAAGTTGATTTTTTACAGTATCAATAGATTCTAATATTTGTCTTTGATTTTCAGAACTATATTCTTCTTGTGGTTCAGGTATGTATACACTTATTTTAGCCATTATCTACGTCCATCTGGTTTTGCATCAAGTCTAAATGTACCATAACGCCATGTTTCACCTACAGCATCATTTTCTATTTTAAGAGAAACTAATCGTCCTCTGGCACGCGTATCTATTTTATCAGTAGAAGCATTAACTGTAAAGGGTCCAAGTGGTGAGCTTGTAGCTGTATTATTTGGATAATCATTTATAAATATAGTAACTTTTGAATTACCACTAATTAACTGATAATCTGGTATAAATCTTTTTACAGACATAAAAAATTCTCCATCACCTCTATAACTTACAGAATCTCTACTGCCTGTTATATCAAAATCTCCTGATCTAATAAAAGCGTTTATAGAAGAAGTTCCAGATGCATTTACTTGATCAGTTCCTTTTTCGTGTTCATAATATGTACTAGCTCCTGATGTATTAGTTATACCCTGTATATTAAATACAGGTGTTGCTGTTTTATTAAATTCAGTTGCATAGGGTAAATCAAATACTCCTTGATCTATATATGTAGATCTTGCAAGAGAACTAGTTGTCCAACAATTTTCACCATAATTATATGAAACACATCTATCTATTTGTGAAGAACCATTTTTAGGATAAAACCAACTAACTTCATTATATAGACTATTATGTTCTGCATACGTTATTCCTGCAGAAGTGTAATTAATACCTAAGTTATTTCCTCCTGTTGTAAATACAAAATCTTCAACAAGACACGGCAACATTTTAACTGTACCATCATAGACAAAAAATCCACCTTCGCCCGACATCCAAAAAATTCTACCATTAGAATAACTCAAAGCACTTTGTCCAATAAGTCCACAGTTAGTACCTACTTGTCTTACACTAAATGTAAAAGGTGCTCCTATAAACTGAATTATATAAGCAGCGCTATCTGTTAAAACTAAAGTATAATCTTTACCTTGAATAGCTCCTCTAATCTCGTTACCTGTATCTAATCTAAATGTACCTGAAGTGTTTGTTGCTGTTGGGGTATAATCATTTAAATTTTCTTGATCAGAAAATCTAATAAACATTGGATCTTGTGTTGATGTATTTCCAATAGTTGTTTCTGTTCCAAAATGAAATACGTGTCTATCTCTATCAGATACTAAAGTAAATCTACTTGCCGTTGGATTAGCTGACGTAGAAAAACCAGATGTTGATGTTGAAGCTCTAACTGTTCTTGCATTAGTTGCTCCTGCATTCCATGTAAATGTTTTACCATTGTGTATAGTTGCAATAAGAACTTGACCAAAATTATCTAAAGACCAAAGACCTGGATCCAATACTACATTACTAGTTGATCTAGGAGTATTCCAAGTGCCTGCTCCCCATGTAGATGTACCCCAACCATAACCAGCAGTTTGAACAGCTGGACCAACTGTTACATATGGATCAATTGTTCCAGCACCAGTAGCACTACTAGCACCTGCAGAGTTTGATGGCATTGTAATTTGAAAAGTATTTGCTTGTGAATTTAAAACTTCAAAAGAATTATCTGTAAATAAAGTAGTAGCATAACCAGAGTTTGTGGGACTAGTTACACTTGAAAAAGTTATGTAGTCACCATCAGATAATCCATGATTTGTTTTGTTAACAGTAACAGTAGCTGATCCAGATGTTACTGTAAAAGTTGCTCCTGTTATAGCTGTATCTAAAGGAGTAATATCAAAAAAATTTCCTCCATAGTATAAGAATAAACCTTTGTTTGTTCCAATAGCTGCATATTTTTCTCCTGCTAAACTAGCAAAAGCGTGCTGTGCTCTAGCTGCACCAGGTAAAGTATTTGATGTAAGTTGTGTCCAACCACCTATTTTTTCTGGTAGTCCATATCTAAATCTAACAAAATCGCCATCTGTCCATTGAGATTCAGCTCCTGACTCTGTGACTTGTTTATTAAAACCTGGTTTGAAATTAAGTTTTTGTAACATTTACACAATGTACTCCATTTTATTGTAACTATAAAGTGTAAACTAGAATTGTTTAATTATCAATAAGAGCGTTTACTTCTTCTTCAGTTAGACCCAAATCCAATAGTTTTTGTTTACCAGACGTTTTTTTAGCTTCTTTTGCCGCCTGAGCATCTTTTATTTTTTGTTCTTGTTCTTGTGCTTGAATTATAGAAGCATCAAATGCTGCTTCTTCTTCAGCTGTCATTTCAACAAGTTTTCCATCTATACAATTATATTTCATTATATTAATCCCCAAACTGTTACGGTTCCATTTGCATTCCAACTTGTTCCAGTAGCAAGTGTAAGTTGAAGTCTATCTATTGTAACAAAGTCTCTGTAAAATATTCTTCCGCTACCAACAAAACTTGAACCTGTTGATCCACCTTGATTTCCATAATGATTATAATTCATAATAGGAAATGATGAAGAATTACCCGTGTCTATTTCAAATTGTGCATTAAAATTTCTATAACTATTAGCATTACCTACATTGCTATTACCTAAAGTAGCAAAATTTGCTCCAGAAAGATTAGCAGGTATATTTTCTTCTGTAAATGTTGGACTTCCACCTCCTTGACCTCTATACTGAAAACCTTGTTGAACATATAAATTAGAAGTTTGTATAGTGCCACCAACTCCAATTTGAACATTAGGTTGTGTATTAGAACTTGTACTTTGTTGAAGACCAGCAAAAGTAACAAAAAATTTTTTATATGTAGAAGGTAGTGTTACAGTAATTGCATTAGCTGCTGAAACACTTGTTGTTCCTAAATTTACTAAACCTGCACTAATACCTGTTAATGCAGAACCATCGCCTTCAAAAGCTGTAGCTTTAACAGTTCCTGTTACTTCTAATTTTTCGGACGGATTTGTGTTTGCGATCCCAACATTTCCATTAGCTAAAATTCTAAGACGTTCTGCATTTCCTGTATTTATCATAAATAAATCCCCTGCACTAGAAAGAAGTGGTGCATTATTACTAGACGTTGTATTTGAGTCTATTAATTTTAATCTTGAAGCAGCTCCTGAAGATTCTAGTCGTGCAACAATTTCTTGAGAACTTACTACATGCAAAGCTCTTGCAGCACTTGCAGTGTTAATACCAACAGTGTTTGCAGAAGCATCTACAACTAAAGTATCTGTGTCGACTGTTAGATCTCCAGACATAGTTAAGTTTGTTAGACCTGTGTAAGACCCTGTAATACGAGCATCGGGCACTGTCCCGCTGGTAAGATTATCTGCATTCAAAGGACCTGAAACTGATCCTGTAGAAGTTATAGTACCAGTAGTAGTTATATTACCAGTAGCAGTAACAGTACCTGTAGTTAAATTTCCTACTGAAGTTACACCTTCTACAATATTAGTTCCGTCAGAATATAATATTTTTTTACCTTTATCAGTTGCACTAAAAGTAACTCCTGTTCCTGAAGTTGTTTTAAAAGTTACAGTGTGTGCTCCTGTTGTTGCATTTTCTACAATATAAGTTTTTTCTGGAGCTGTTCCTGAACCAGCATCTGGAACTATTACATTAACGTTTCCAGATATAGTTCCTGTTAATTTTAATACTTGATTTTTACCATTAGATTTTGTTCCATCAGTAAAAGATAAAGTTGCACCTGAAGTAATTCCAACTGCTTCAAATCCACCTATTGCTTGTTCTACAATTTGTAAATTAGTATTAGTAATTTGACCCCAAGTTCCAGCATTATCTCCTGTTCCTTGAACTGTGAGTTTTAAATCGTCTGAAAAAGTATTAGCCATATTTTAAATTCCTAAATTAGTGCATGATATTAAATTTGTTTAGCAGTGTCAATTTATTAAGACACTGGATAATAACCTGAAGTAGGAGCATTTCCTGTATTAACTTCAGTATAAGTTTGCACTGGTCCTGTATTGACTGGTGTAAATGTTTGTACAGGTCCTGTTGGAACTTGTGTCCATATAACAACATTTGCAGTTCCTAATGTTGCTGCAAAACCAATTCCAGTTAAATCAACTACAGCACTTCCAATAACAGTTGCGTTACCTTCTTGCATAGCAAGAGCTATACCAGTAACGTTTACATTAGCATTGGCAGTGACAGTGGTGTTACCTTCTTGCATAGCAAGAGGTATACCAGTCAATATAGGCGAACTATTATTATTGACTAATGATGAAAACGCACTTTGTGCGAAAGCGTTTATACCAAAAGCCATTAGTTAGACTCCTAGCTAGCTGTGTATGCTTTGCCTGCAGTGATAGCTGAATTAGTGGCAGTCATATCTTCACTTCCCCAATCAGTTTTAGCAACCATAATCTCTAAATGCTCAACGTTTCTGTCAACACAATTTTGTCTATCTTCAGCTGATTCACTAGCCATTTTAGAACCATCAATGATACCATTGATTAAATCTACAGAATGACCCATAGCTGTATAGTCTTGTGCTAATTGTTCAGCGTTTCTTACTTCACTCATATTAGTTTCTCCTTATTTTGTTGCACATGCAACAGTTTTGGTTTTATCTAATTTTTTAAAATTATCAATAATTAATTGAGGTTCTACCATATTATTTCTTGGATCACTATCAATAAATTTAGTTTCATCCCACTCTTTTCCCATATGAAAATGTAAGTTTTTATTGTGAGAATAACCAAACTGAGTCCATCTTGTTGAACCCCATATTACAACACCATGAGTCTTGGTCGATGCTGAAAAATGCTGTAAACAACTATCAATACTAATAAACCCTTCAGATCCTTTTAACATTTCATGAATCTCGGCCCAGTGTAAATCACATCTAATTGTACCATTAAAATGTGGTTCGTTAGGTAATACACAATTTATAATAGTTGTATCTTTATACTCTTCTCTAAGCATATTAACTAATTGTTGAGCAAGAAACGGTTGATAATTTCTATTAGGGTTTATGTTTTGATATTGAACACCATCTGCATAATTCCACTTAGCTTGACCACCAGATAACTGAATCATAATATATTTACCAATATTATTATCACCTAACCATTTATTAACAGATGCTTTGTGTTGCTCTGTATATAATTTAGGTGTCATTGATTTATCATATTTAACACCATGATGTTCACAATAACTTTCAATAAGATGTTGTTTACCAAATTGAAAATTTGATTTGTAGGGCTCTGAATAATAAATATTATCAGATGCCATAATTCTTGAATCTTGTAACGGTATAGTTTGTTCTAATGCAAGTTTAACATCAGGGTTTCCTGCAAAACAATCTATGTAAGGTGTATATATTTGCACCTCTGACTTTTTCTTTAATTTAGGTAGTAAAGCAGTGAATGCAGTACATTTACCAACACCACCTTCTACGATGTACGTATTTAACATTATATTTCCTTTCGTTTATTCTTTATCTTCTAATTCTTTTACTCTTTTTGTCAATTCTTTTATTGCGTTTACTAATACAGGAACTAAATGCTCACCTTTATATTTTAAATGATTTGGTTCTTCTGTATCAATAATAACATTATTATCTCCCTCAAGTTTAAGAATATCTTGTGCCTTAAATCCATATCTTAAATCTCCTGTTGGAGTGTCATCTTCTCTTGATTTTTTAAATTTAAAAGAAACAGGATTTAATTTATTAACAAAATCTAATCCATGTGGAACTTCACCAAAATTAGTTTTATCTCTTAAATCTGATGTAACTGTAAAAGCAACTTTTATATAAGCATTAGATACATCATTGTTTCCTACAACTACTCTATGATCTTCTGTTGTTAAAGTAAATGGAGATGAACTTGTACCAGCTTCATGACCAAGCAAAGTGTTATTTGTACCTGTTGTAATTGAAAAACCAGAATGTCTGCCAATTCCACTGTTATTATTACCTGTTGTAGTGTTATACATTGACCTGTAACCCAGTGCTACGTTACAGCCACCAGATGTTAAAGCAATAAAACCTTGATAAGCAACTCCAACATTACAACTTCCTGTTATTGTTGCTTGACCGATACCTTGACCAATTAAAATATTTCCATTAGCTGTAGTTAAACCACAACCAGCTCTTTCGCCTACTGCTATATTTGAATCTCCTGAGGTTTGAGATTTTAACGAATTAATTCCGACTGCTACACTGTTTCCACCTGTTGTATTTACACCTAAAGCATTTCCACCAACTCCAACATTATTTGATGCTGTCGTATTAGAATCTAAAGCACCAGAGCCAACAGCTACATTACTTGAACCTGAGGAATTAGCTTTCAATGAAATAAAACCGAGTGCTGTATTATTAGTACCTGTTTCGTTAAGTGCTAAAGAGCAATTACCAATTGCTGTGTTTTCATTTCCTGATGTGTTTGTTACTAACGATCTTAGTCCAACTGCTGTATTTGAAACCCCTGTGCTAGAAGCTAAGGATAAATAACCTAATGCAGTATTACAAGAAGCTGTTGAATTACACATTGAGAAAGCACCTAAAGATGTATTTAAACTTCCTGTTGTTCCAACTTTTTGAGAACAATGACCTATTGCAGTATTATTTGATGCTGTCGTGTTAGCACAAAGTGCAAGTTGTCCTATTGCTACATTTTGATTTCCCTCTGTATTACAAGCTAGTGCATTTTGACCTCCTATTGCTACGTTACAACAACCTATGGTATTTTTAACTAGAGCAGACCTACCCAAAGCTATGTTATTATGTCCTGTTGTGTTTGCACACATTGATGCTCTACCAACAGCAGTATTTGACGCACCTGTAGAATTATTTCTTAATGTTTCTGCACCTATTGCTAAAATATCATTAACAGTATTAGCACATAAAGCCTGACAACCAATAGCAACATTTCTGTTTACGTCTGTGCCTGTCCTTAAAGAATCTACACCTATTGCAACATTTTCATCTCCTGTTACATTACTTAATAAAGCACATTGACCAACAGAAACATTTTTAAAACCCTCTTGGTTTGCACAAGAGGCTTTGTAACCAATAGCCACACTTTGATTTCCTATTGTATTATTTTTTAAAGATTCAGTACCTATACTAACAAGGTTATATCCTGTTGT